AAGCTGGTTAGAGGCTGTGGAGGATGACGGACGGGTACATGGAAGGGTAACTACCAATGGTGCTGTGACGGGAAGGGCAACGCATTCATCACCTAACCTTGCACAGATTCCTAATAGTTCTTCTCCTTATGGGCCAGAATGTAGGCAGTGTTGGTCTGTTGAAGATGATCGAGTTTTGGTAGGTGTTGACTTGTCAGGTATTGAGCTTAGGTGCTTGTCTCATTACATGCAAGATGCTGAGTGGCAGCGAGAACTGCTAGAAGGAGATGTGCATTGGAAGAACACACAGGCTTTTGGTCTTGTACCAATGGGAACTGTGAAGGAAGATACCAAGGAGCATATAGATGCACGGAATGTCTCAAAAACACTGACATACGCCACATTGTACGGCGCAGGCGCTGGGAAGCTGGGGGACATTGTAGGGAAGTCGAGGACAGCTGGGGCTAAACTAAGTAAGAACTTTATGGACAACACTCCTTCGCTCAAGAAGCTGAAGGATAAGGTTGACAGTATTTCTGCTGGTGGATCAGTTCCAGGCTTAGATGGTAGGCGTATTTTAGTTAGGAGTGAACATGCAGCCTTAAATAGTCTGCTACAATCAGCAGGAGCAATTATTGCTAAGCAGTGGATTGTTTGCTTAACAGATAACTTGAGAAAGAGAAAGATTGATTACAAGCTTGTTGCTTTTGTACACGACGAAGTTTGTATTGAGGCTTTTGCAAAAGATGCAGAAGAAGTTGTGAAAATTGTGGTAGACTCGGCAGCACAGGCAGGAGAACTTTTAAAAATGCGGTGTCCTGTTGGCGCTGAAGGACACATAGGAAAACATTGGGGAGAAGTGCACTAATGGCAAACATACGAGATATTGTTTTCGTCACTACGACAAATGGATGTTTTATTCCGCTGTCTCATAAGTTAAACCAAGATGGTTACTTTAGAAAACGGTGGAACGTAGCTGGAGAGACAATTGCTGAAATGTTTCATCGGTTTATCTGGAGAGCACGCAAGGGCGAGATTCCAGAAGGCTATGAAATTAATCACAAGTGTGGTTGTAGGGCTTGCTCAAATGTAGACCATTTGGAGTGCCTTCCCGGAAGCGACCACGCTGTTCTAACGAACAACGAAAGGTATGTAGACAGACAACAGCAAATTGTAGACTTGATGCAGCAAGGTAAGACAGTAGATGAAATGGTTCAAATAACCAACAGACCTCGCTCTAGTGTTCTTTCTTATAGGAGCAGGTACAACAGGGGCAAGCTGGGTGTTATGAACCTTTAAACGGAGAATTTAAATATGGAAGAAGTTGGAGAGAAACCCACTGATGCAGAAGAAGTTATAGGGAAGGTGATTATTACGGTGTATAATGATTGCTTCTCTATTGAACACACAGCTGGTCTAAGTACAGAAGACATCATTGGATTGTTTGTCAACTCACTAGATAAACTTGTAGGTTCAGAAACGGATGAACAAACGGTTCACTGACAGGCTGGAAAGACAGCGCAGCAAACAAGCAGGTAACAAACGGGCACAGCCCCTTTAAAAGGAAATATATGACAGAAAACATGAAACCAGTTCGTATCACAGGCACCCTTTATTGGACTCAGTGGATGAGCAAGATCAACAAAGCCTTCAACGAGGACAGCACCAAGTACGAATGCACCATTGGCGACATTTCTGACAAGGATTGCGAGGCTTTGAAGGCTATGGGCATCAAGATTAAGAACAAGGATGGACAGGGCTCTTTCATTGTTTGCAAGAGCAACTATGTGCATAATGCAGTTGACGAAGAAGGCACTGCCATTGAAGCAGCCTCCATTGGTAAGGGTACTAAGGTTGCAGCAATCATGGGGTTTTATACTCATAAGATGAGCAAGATGCACGGCAATGCCCCTTCGATTAAGAAGCTGATTATTACGGAATTGATGTCCTACAATCCGGACAAGGCAGCCTCCGAAGAGCTTGACGAATACGTGTTGTAATGACGGAACGCCCTAAGACGGCGTTCGTGGATGCCGACTACCTTGTTTACCGTGTTTCATTCTCATCTAAAGATGTTGATGAATCCATAGCTTGTAGTCGGCTTCAAGAAGCGTTGTTTGACACGGTTTATGTGCAGCTTAAATGCGAAGATTATGATGCCTTCATCACAGGAAAGACAAACTTTAGGTTTGAAACTGCTGTAACCCACCCCTACAAAGGGAATAGGAAAAACTTAGAGAAGCCTCTTCATTACGAAGCCTTACGAGAAAAGCTGGTGGCCTTAGGTGCTACAATTAGCGAGAACCAAGAGGCTGATGACGATGTAGGGATTATTTCTACGAAGTATGTTGGGTGGATTGTTCATGTAGACAAAGACCTAGACCAGCTTCCGGGCTGGCATTACAACCCTGTAAAGGGAGAGAAATACTTCGTAACACCTGAGCAGGGGCTTCGTAGCTTCTACTTGCAACTACTGACAGGAGACAGAATTGATAACATTGTTGGCTTGCGCGGAATTGGCCCTGTTAAAGCTAAGAAGCTTCTTGCAGGCTGTGAGACAGAGCAAGAGCTCTACGCGGCAGTAGTTGCTGCTTACGCGGCTCAAGGGGAAAAGCCTGAGAGGGTGTTAGAGAACGGCCAACTATTGTGGTTGAGCCGCTTTGAAGGACAACGATGGAGCCTGCCAAATGAAGCGTAGCTCCTTCAACGACGGTGAGTGGACAGCTGCTAAATTCAGAAGCTTCGTTACTGGTGCGCTACGAACGGCTACCCGCCGCTGGCCTCCTAAGTATGCTGCTCTGAAGGAAGCCTCTACCACTCGGAAGACTAACAAGAAGACAGGTAAGCTTGCTATGCACTATCAATGCGCTGCTTGCTCTGTTGAGTTTGTTAGCAACGACGTGCAGGTTGATCATACAAGCCCTGTGGTGGAGCCTTCAAAGGGCTTCATTAGCTGGGATGTGTATGTCGATAGGCTGTTCTGTGAGAAGGACAATCTAAGTGTGCTTTGTAAGCCCTGCCATGCTATTAAAACCGCAGCAGAAAAGAAACTAAGGAAGAAGAAATGACTAAACAACCAGAAGCACTTCGACTGGCTGATGATATTGAAGATATTCAAGGACTTGATTCGATTGACGGCACGATTGTAGATAAAGCAGCCGCCGAACTACGCCGCCTGCATGAAGTGAATGTGGAGTTGCTTGCTGAATTTAAAGAGATTATTTCTGACTATGAGTTTTGTGACAAGGAGGCAGGGTATGGGCCGAGAGCCTTCGCTTATTACGAGACTGCGAAAAGAGTAGTAGCCAAAGCAACCGGAGAAACAGAATGAAGGTGACAACAGTGTGGGCAACGCCAGAGGGAGAAGCTCTGGTGGCTTATATGGCTCGGGTTTCTAACCCCGCTAATCAAGACAATAAAGAAACAGCTCCGAAGCTTATTCAATACTTGATTAAGAATAACCACTGGAGCCCTTTTGAGTGTGTTAACATCTGTATGGAGATTGAGACAACCCGAGATATTGCCCGTCAAATCCTCCGCCATCGAAGCTTCAGCTTTCAGGAGTTTAGCCAGCGTTATGCGGAGGTTCCTTCTGACGGCTTTGAATACGGGGAGGCTCGGATGCAAGACAGTAAGAACCGACAGAACAGCTTAAACACTGATGACGACTATTTGAAGAACTGGTGGACAGCAATGCAATACCGAGCAACGGCAGACGCTGAATACATCTATCAGGAGGCTTTGAAGAAGGGCATTGCTAAGGAGGTTGCTCGTAAGGTGTTGCCTGAAGGGCTTACGAAGAGCAGGATGTACGTTAACGGCAATCTACGAAGCTGGCTTCACTATGTAGCCATCCGCTGCGACCCAGCAACTCAGAAGGAGCACCGAGAGGTTGCTTTGTTGTGTAAACAGGAGATCGCTAAGGCGTTCCCTAGTATGGAGGAGCTAATGGATGGCTGATATAACAAAATGCCAAGGCTTTGGTTGTCTTAAGAAGGAAAGCTGTTACCGCTTCACAGCATCTGCTAGCACCTACCAAAGCTATTTCTGTGAAGTTCCTCTCGTGGAAGAGGATAAAAAACAAACGTGTGAATATTACTGGGAAGAGGAGAAACGAAATGACTGATAACAAGTTTTGGGTGTGTATTAGCGGTATTTCAGCACTGGTTATTATTGTATTTATAGTTGCTTTGACTGTTAACGGAATCGTATATAATTCTAAGCTGGCGGCTTCAGATAGGCCGATAGAGCTGGCGTGTGCTTCACAAGGATCAACCCACCATGTTGTACAAAGCTGCTTAACTTTGCAACTTCTAAATAAAGAAATAGGTAAATAATTATGACTGAAACCTATAGCTTCTCTTACTTCGACGGTGAAGACCGCAGCATTTCCACCTCTTTCTCTCCCGGAGACACTTGGCCTGAGGTGCTTGAACAGTTTGTTGCTTTCATGAGCAACGTTTATGGGTATAATATCCGTGAGCAGGTTGCTGTTGCTGAGAGCCGCTTTGGTGTTGATCGAGAGAAGTGGAGCGGCCCTGTGTTTAACCCGGAGGACTGCTTGTGAGCTACCTATCACGTGTGTTTCTGAACAAGAAAACAGGCATGGCTGCTTTGCAATCAGAATTCAGCCCTTCCTTAACCTATGTTGACAGCTCTTTTGTTCTTAGCGACTGCGGTAAGCAGGTAACGATTGATCTGAGCAGCCATTCAATCAAAGGGTTTACTGAGCGGCAAGCAAAGCTTCGTTTAATCATTAACGAGCTACAGAAGCTTGAAGATCAAATGGGAATGTATCGAGCATCCGCAGAATTTAAGAAGGCTTTTAAATGAAAATCTTGGTTATTCCTGACTGTCAAGTTAAAGCAGGCGTTCCTTTGGAGCACCTCACATGGGCAGGGGAGGCCATTTGTGATTATCGTCCTGATGTTATTGTAAACATTGGCGACTTCGCGGACATGCCTTCCCTGTCCACACATGATGTAAAGGGGAGTAAATACTTCGAAGGGCTGCGGTACAATATCGACATTGATACGACTAAGCAGGCTATGAAGATGCTACTTAAACCGTTGCGAGACTTGCAAGAGAAGCAGAAGGAAGACAAGCATAAGGTTTATAAGCCTCGCATGGTGTTCACATTAGGTAATCATGAGAACCGTATTAGCAGGGCAGTGAATAATAATCCTATGCTTGACGGGCTTATTTCTACGAAGGATTTGTGCTATGAAGACGATTGGGAAGTTCACGCCTTTCTCCATCCTGTGTTTATTAATGGGGTTGGTTTTAATCATTACTTTCCAGTTGGTGCTATGGGGCGCCCCGCTGCTTCTCCTGCTGCAATTATCAGCAAGCTGCATATGAGTGTGGTTGTTGGTCATCAGCAAGGCCGGGCCGTAGCCTATGGAAAACGCGCTGACGGGCAAAGCATCTGTGCTATCATTGCAGGAAGCTTCTATCAGCACGACGAAGATTATATGGATCAGCTTAGTAATAAGCACTGGCGGGGCTTGGTAGTCTTAAACGAAGTTAACGATGGTGCTTTTGACGAAATGTTCTTAAGCATGAATTATTTGAGAGGAAAATATGAACAAGAGTTGTGACACCTGCTTCTACGAAGAAGCCCCTTATGAGCAAGGCCCCTGCTGTCATTGTGATCCCGACTACTCAAAGTGGGTAGCAGTAGACTTCTTAAAGGACGTACCAGACGACACATCCAGCATGGAAGGAGAGAAGGTTATGGAACAAATAGCTTCAACAGCTTCATCGTATTAGCGCTTCTGCCTCAGCCTTCGAAGCTGCTAAAAGACGCCTCCGCAGCCTTGGGAGTTAAATACGACAGCGATAAGCCTCGGTGGTCGTTGCTACCCTTCAAAGCCTTGCAAGAGGTTGTGGAGGTGCTTACCTTCGGAGCTAAGAAATATGCTGCTGATAACTGGAAGCATGTTCCTAATGCCCGTGATCGTTATATTGATGCAGCTTACCGGCACTTGGCAGACTGGAACACTACATCCCGTCTAGACCCTGAGACAAACAAGAGCCACCTAGCACATGCTATTTGTTAGCTTGCTGTTTCTCTTGTGGTTTGAGCAAAAAGACCGAGAGGGCTGAGATGGGTTATTACACACCATATATAAAAACGTAGTTATATTACAGGTAGGGCTACGAAGGCAGACAGTGCAGGACTTCCTAGCTGCTGTGTCCTTCGTAGATGATTTTAAGAAGTTTGACCAACTATACGTATTTGAACAAGAACAAAAGGAAATTGATGACTAAGAATGAAATGAGCCCATACCAAACCTACATCTCTAAAAGCCGGTATAGCCGCTTTCTAGATAAAGAAGGCCGACGAGAGCACTGGCCTGAGACGGTTGCCCGATACTTTGACTTCCTGAGTAATCAGCTTCAGAAGAATCACGGCTATGTGCTTACAGAGGCCCTACGAGGCCGCTTGCAAGAGGCTGTGACCAACTTGGAAGTTGTTCCTTCAATGCGTTCCATCATGACAGCTGGTGAGGCTCTTGACCGCCAGAACATTGCAGGCTACAACTGTGCCTACTTGACGATTGATGACCCGAAAAGCTTTGATGAGAGCATGTACATCTTGCTTTGTGGTACCGGTGTTGGTTATAGCGTGGAGCAGAAATATGTTAACAAACTTCCAGAGGTTCCAGAGGTGTTGTATAATAGCAACACTGTTATTGGTGTTAAAGACTCCAAAGAGGGATGGGCTAAGGCGTTACGACAAGTGTTTGCCTTGCTTTACGCAGGTGAGATTCCTAAATGGGACGTATCATCTGTGCGCCCTGCCGGAGCACGTCTTAAGACATTCGGTGGTCGTGCAAGTGGGCCGGAGCCTTTGGTGGACTTGTTTAAATACGTCATTGCTAAGTTCAAGGGTGCTGTTGGCCGAAAACTCACCTCTCTTGAAGCGCACGATATTCTATGTAAGATTGGGGAAGTTGTTGTTGTGGGCGGAGTCCGACGAAGTGCTATGATTAGTTTGTCTGACCTTGGCGATGACAATATGGCTAAGGCTAAGGCAGGTAATTGGTGGGACGGTAACGGACAACGAGCACTGGCTAACAACAGTGCAGTGTATGACGTTAAGCCCTCCGTAGGCCAGTTTATGCGTGAATGGAGCTCTATTTATGAAAGTCATTCAGGTGAGCGTGGTATTTTTAATCGTTATGCTTCTGAGCTACAAGTTGCTAAGAATGGGCGACGGGCAACAGGAAAGGAATGGGGTACAAATCCATGTAGTGAGATCATCCTCCGACCTTTCCAGTTCTGTAANNTNNNTTCNGTNATTGTGCGNCCAGANGACACAGAAGAAACCTTGCTAGATAAGATTGAAATGGCAACCATCTTGGGAACCTTCCAATCTACAATGACCAACTTNCCATATCTCCGTAAGATTTGGCANCAGAATACNGAAGAAGAGCGTTTGNTGGGTGTGTCNATGACAGGNCCTCTGGATAACCTTCTATTGAATAACCCGGNTGATGAGAATCTTCCAAAGCTCTTAGAGAAACTTAAACAACATGCTGTGGATACAAATAAGCTGTTTGCTNCTGATATTGGCATCAANGCCTCTGTGGCTATTACCGCAATTAAGCCGGAAGGNACAGTCAGCCANCTCTCTAACACTGCTAGTGGCNTGCATCCTCAACACNGCCGCTATTTNAGTCGTCGTGTACGAAGTGATAACAAGGATCCCTTGACGGACTTCCTGAAGATTCAAGGATTTCCTTCAGAGCCTTGTGTTATGAAGCCTGACAGCACAACAATCTTTAGCTTTCCTATGAAGGTTAAAGAAGGGGCTCTGTTGCGTGAAGACTTGGACGCGGTTAAGCACTTGAAGCTTTGGTTGTTGTATCAGCGGCATTATTGTGAGCATAAGCCTTCTGTTACGATTAGTGTGAAAGAGGACGAATGGCCGATCATTGGTGCTAAAGTTTGGGAGCATTTTGATGAAATCACAGGTGTTAGCTTTCTACCTATGGATGGAGGCACATATCGACAGGCTCCTTATGAAGCTATTACGGAAGAGGAATACGTAGTTCTTGAGGCAGCAATGCCAAAAGGGATTAACTGGGATCATTTGTATGAGAATACAGATAACGTTGAAGGTGCTCAAACACTTGCTTGCACCGCAGGGCAATGTGAAATCTAAGGAGACCTATGTTTATTGATTACGAATGGAAAGCAGGCTTGGTGTTTGGTTTAGACACTGACCTAATCAGCATGACGGACGAAGGGGACGTTATGACCTTTGATGCCCCTCAAAGCACCTCTATCAACCTCTATCTAGGAATTGTGGTTATCCACTTCATCTTTTAGACGTGAAAAAGCCCACCAGAGTCTTATGAACCTTGGTGGGCTTTTCTTATTTCTTCTTAGCTGCTTTGTGCTTAGCAGTTCGACTGCCTCGCATAGGCATTGGAGCAGGTTTCTTTGCAGGCTGTTTGTTCATTTCTCCTCCTAGTTACGAGCAACGCTCTTTGTTTTCTCAAAAGTTCTTAAACCACCCAAGCCCAGCATGCCAAGCAAGAGCTGCCACAAGTTGTCATCCAAGCCGGGAAATACCAGCTCTGGAAGGAACGCTGTTAGGAAGGGACGCACAAGGTATTGGTAGGCCATTGCCATGCCGCATATCCAGCCTAAGAAGGGCCTCCAGCCTGCAACGAACAGGGAGGAGGAACCAGCCTCCACCTTATTGATTTCCGTCTGAGAGAGCATTGCAGCTAGCTCCCCACTTTGTTGAAGCTTCAGCAGCTCCAGTTTAGCCTCCCCAGCCTTCACAGGATCAGGGAAGATTTTATCAAAGATGGAAGTGGCTAGGCTTACAAGGGCTAGCGGGTTCAATGCCATTCTCCGGTAAGCATTTGGTCAGACAGCCTCTTAGCCCGTTCAGGGGTTTGAGAGGCCCACAGGCTCTGAAGCATCTGCCCCGCTGCCTTCTCATACCGACCATTGGCGATGCTCTCTAGGGTGTTCTTAAACCCTTTCAAGCCCTCTACACCCATTTGAAAGGACATATTCACCAAGGCCCCCTTACGAGCCTCATCCATTCCTTTAAACCACGGGAAAGCTGCTTCTAAGGCCTTGATGCGGGTGTCCACATCGTTATTTAGAAGAAACGCGCTTTCCTCGGGAGACAGACCACCCCCTTTCCGTTTGTCAATTAAGCGGCCAACACCAATAGTCCAGAAGCCTAGATGGTCTTGGTAGGCCGTCAGCACTTCTCCTTCATCCCTTCGTAGTTGCTTTAGTAGTTGTTCTTTCATTGTAGTTCCTTATCTATTTGCTTCCAAAGCTGTCCCGCTAAAGATGCTGCCTGTAATTGGTGTTGCTTTCCCAACTTGTTGACCAAATTGAGATACCATGGGTGAACGACCACGAAGCAAAACATCCGTAGCCCTCATTCCAATGGGACTATAAATACCCATAGCCGCGGCAGCTGCTGGAAGGGCAATCTGTGGTTGGGAGAAAGCAGCAATACCCCCCAAACCACCCATAGCTAGCCTGCCCTCCAAGGTTGAGGAAGCGTCTTTGCCAATAACTTGCATAGCTGCTTCTGAAACGTCTTGATTCCTTGCTTCTCCTCGTGCAAAGCGGGCCTTACCTCTTGAAATGTCTGATTGTCGAACCGCGTTACTATACTGTGAAGGAGAGAATACACCGTTAACAGCCCCCGTGTTTGCAGCTGCTCTTTCCATAACTTTTAAGTCACCATAGGCACTATCAATACGTCGGAGCTGTGATGTAAACTTAGGGTTTTGTTGGTACAGCTCTTTCTTAAACACATCCAACACCCCCTTTAAAGCCTGCCCAACTTCTCTCTCAGCAGCTGTAGCACTGGAGGAATAAGAAGCTGCTTGTTTTGCAAGATCAGACTCAATAGCTTTATATTCAGCACCTGTTAGCTTTTGTCCCGAGAAGCGAGAAAGAACCGTGTTATTTAAGATTGTGGACGCCTGTTCCCGCTGAGCGGTAGATGACAATGGAGCTGTATCCAAAGCATTCAAAATACCTGACGTTGTTTTAAAATCAAGATTAAAGCCCATCTTACTTAGTACATCGTCATATTTATTAGACACTTGTTCTGCTGCATAAGCAACAGCATCGCGGCCAATAACATCCGCTGGTAGTTTATCGTCCACCTTTGCAAGGGCTTTGTTAATAACTCCTTTATTGAAGTTAAACAAAACCTTCTCACGCGCTGTCCGAATACTCTCACCCACTAGAGGAAGATTCTGAGCAAAGTCCTCCATTTTCTTAAAGGTTCCACCAAGGGACTGACCCGGAGTTGGGACAATACCTAGTTCACGCATTGTGGCCTCAGCCTTACTTTGTAACGGAGACAATACTCGCCCCAGCCCTTTGGTAGCTAGCTCACCTGCTTTACCACCAGCAGCTCCGAGGGCAACCTGAGTTGCTTTCTCTTGTGTGAAGTCTCCTTCTGTTACAGGCTGCAAAGCCCCTTGAACAGTCCCTGCAACATAGGGGGCTGCTCTAACACCACCTACTACATTAGCCGGGTTTAAAATGTTACCAGCCAAACGACCAATATCTAAACCCTCACCGCCTTGTGCCTTTCGCTGGGCTGCATAAGCTTCCTGCTCCTGTTTCACCATTTCATCTACACGCGCTGCTTCCCCACCAAAGTATTTACTCAGCATATTTGGGACAAGACCACCAAGGGAGGTTATTTGTTCAAGTCCTCGCGGAAGCAGCTGAGCACCCCCACTAATAGGGTCTTTCAGCCCCATGAGAAAGGCATTAGAGGGAGCTGCTTGAGCAGAGGCAGCAGGGGGGACAGGGGCTTGTACAGGAGCAGCAGGGGCAGCCTCCTGAGCTAGTTGAGGGTTTTGACGAATAACCTCTTGCCTCACTTGCTCGTCAGAAGCCCCCGGAGGGCCTTCAATCTCATACGTCTTGCCGTCAGGGGCTTTGATGCTGTAGGTTGTCATTTTGCTGTTGCCTTTCCCCATCCACTAGAAGCTTCTGCTGGCTGCCCTTGAAGGCTCAGACGAGAAGCACGTGAAACTTGTTTAATATTTTTCCAACCATCCATAATAACCTGAAGGTTTTCCCTAAACATCTTATCTGTTGGGTCAAGGGAACGCGTCTTTGCTAGCAGCAAGTCAAGCTCTTTCTCGCTAAGTGCTCCGAAGCCTGTAGCACCTGTACGGCTTTGAGACTTAAGTTGTTCAAGTGTTTGAATTGCTTTCTCACTATTAAGCGAAGCCACTAAATTTTTCATTGCTTTAGCATCGCTCCAAGGCATCGCTGAAGAAACTGCTTGGAAAGAAGCACCAAGGAAACTGCCGGGAGCAAGCTTCAAAGCGCGCTCAGCTGTCAACAGAGCAGTGTCTACGTCTCCTTCAACTTTACTAAGAGTTGAGACGGCTTGTGTTTTCTCCGCTGCTTGTTTGTCTCTCTTAGAAGAGAGGTCTTGTTCAAGCTTCTGAATCTGCAAAGACTGCATTTGACTAGCAAGAGACTTAAGACCGGAGGGGTCTGGGTTTAGCTTAGCTGCTGTCCATTGGGCATAAATGCCTTTCTTAGCCGAGTCTGAAAGACCAAGTTTATCTACAATCTTTTCAAACTCGCTACGCGTCTCAGGAGGAGGGGCGGTCAATGTTTTCAGTTCGGCTGCCAAACGAGAAGCTGTAGCCGTGTCACCCTCTGCCGTAGCTGCTGCAATTTGCTGGGGTATTTGTGCAATATATTGGGCTGTTTGAATGTTAGCGGGGACAGCAGGACGCGCCTCTCTGTTACGCTGAGCAGCCAAAGCTTGCTCCGCAGTTAACTTAGCCCCTTGAAGCTGCATAGCCTGAGCCTGCTGAGAGGCTTGGAAGGACTCCTGCTGCAAGCCCCTGTCACGCAAAGCCTTAGCAAAGCTCATCATGCCTTCAGGGGTGGAAGTGTCTGCCTGTTGAGACAACTGCTGCATTAGCGAAGCCTTCTGCATCTGAGGGTCTTGTCCACCAAGCATACCCCCCACAGCACCACCCAGTTGGTTAGCTCCTTTGTAAATACCGAAGGATGCCCGTTCAAAGGGGCTCATCTGAGCATACTGAGCAGCCTCTTGATTAAGGGCTGCTGCTCGTTGCTGCTGAAGGGCTTCGGGGGTTGCTCCGAAGAGGCTTTGTTGTGTTGCCATTAGATGTTCCTTAAAGGTATGAGCCGAGGTCTTGGTTGCCCCAAGCACTTCCGGAGCCGAAGCCACCACCGCCGCCTACTTGGCTGCCATAGGTTGGAGCAGGTGGCTGACTAAACCAATTACCCAGACCCGACATAAGCTGCTGGTTACTGCTAAGACCAGAGAGAGCGTTACCCCAAGGAGAATAAGCATTAGCATCTTTCATTGAGTTAGCTGCTTCCATGCCTCCACGATACAACGTGTTACCCACATTGGCACCAGCTTGAGAGCTTTGACCACCCACATTCATGCCTAGATCAAAAGCCCCCTGGCCAGCACTCTCCAAGCCCTGAGCCAGCCCAAACTGAGTTTTATACGGGTTGTAGCCTTGGCTAGTAAGATCAAGACCACCACTCATAAGGCCTTGGCCAAACTGTGTCTGTAGACGCCCTTGCTCTTGTGCCTGCCCTTGCAAGCCCAGATTAGTCTGAGCCAAGCTGTTGTAATAGGCTTGAAGCTCCGGGTTAGAGGCTCCCATGCCCCCAGCGTCTGTAGCCCCTACAGCGAGGCCTGAGCGCCCTTGTTGCTGCTGTTGGTTACGAATACCCGCTAGCTGTTGCTCCTGTCCCGGAGCCAAGGCAGCCTGTTGACTCTGAAGCCACTGCTGAGAAGCTGCTTCAGGGCTTTGAGCCAAATAGCCTTGCCCGAGGTTAAACAAGCCTTGACCGGCCTGCCCTGCCTGAGCTGCCCAGCCCATGCCTGAGCCCCCCGCCTGTGCTAGGAAGGCATCCCGCTGGGCTGCCATCTCAGGAGAGAGGGTGTAGCCTGCAGAGTTCACATTACCTTGGGCGTCTGTGCCAAACTGGCTGGAGCCAAAGGCTGTAGTGACGCCTACAGGGCGGAAGCGTTGTGCGTCTGCTGCAATACGGGCTGCTTCTATCTGTGCTGCTGATTGTTGCCCTGCTGCATCAGAGGCTGAGTTTCCACCCATAATGCCACCCAAGAGGCCAAGACCCCCGCTGATTAGTGATCCCCACATATTAAACCCCCTCTTTACAATTAGTCTTGTTAGCTGTTTTAAACATTAGTTGGTTCATTAGGTCTTAATAATAAAGAAAATACCAAGATAGGGAGGCAGGTTGGCGTTTGTGCCGCTGCCACCTGTGGAGGCATTGGTTACTGTGATGCCTGTGGTGGCTGAAGAAGTATTTGAGGTCTGGTCATTTGCTGCTAAGTCTCCGCCTGTGCCAAAAGCCACTTGCTGCGTTCCCGCCGCTGTGATACCATGGACGTGGCCCGGATCAGAGACAGTGGTTGTATGCGTGTGGCTTACAACGATAGCATCCTTACTACCACCCGTAGCCGCCGCTGTATACAAGTCTCCTGCACCCAGCACCGTCTTATTACGATAATCAGGTAGCGTGAAGGTTGTGGTGCCATCCCCTGCACCAAAGATTGTCCCAACAATGGCAAACAAAGCTGCATAAGTTGCTCGGCTTACAAGAGATCCATTACAAAGCAGGAAGCCCGTAGGAGGGGTTGCTGTAGGCCACATGAGCATAGAGCCCGTAACCGGGCCAGCTGCTGTTGCAAAAGCCGTGGTTGCTAGTTGTGTGCTGCTTAGACCATAGGCTGCTGTGGGCGCTGTGGGGGTTCCTGTGAACACAGGGCTCAGAAGATCTGCCTTCGTAGCAACAGCAATTGCAATGTTATTAAACTCCGTGTCAATCTCTGTTCCCTTAACGATCTTTAGAGGATCGCCAAGGGGGAGAGAATCTTTGGAGGCAAAGCTAGTAGCCTTTACATATTGTGTCATGTTAGTTTCCCATTTTTAGCCATGATCTCAATTTTCTGTATGCTCAAAGGAGCACCGTTAATCTCTGATTCATAACCTGTTTGTACAATCTTGCCTGCTCCTGTTGGATAGGCAGTGAGGGTTTGTAAAGATGTTCCGAAGCTGTATTCAGCTACATTATACTCCGACACCCCGTAATAGTCAACCCCTTGAGCAGGTATAATAACTGACTGAGACAAATAACCTCCGGAGAAATCATAGCCCCACTTCATAGTTACATACTGGCTGGTTCCTCCAATAACAACCACCTGTAGGCGCTTGAGAACCGAAGTTACTCCCGGTGCTCCTAAGTCGGCATGGTTGGTGAAATACTGGAAGCGGTAGCTCTCTGTGTCGTCCTTGTGGCTGGTATAGGTGCCTACGTAGCCGGGCTTGCCAATAAGCATGGTTTTGCTTCGGAGGTAGCAGAACGACAAGGGCTGAATGGAGTCCCACGTAGTTACACGTGCGCTGCCGTCTGGAAGGGCTTGCTTCATGTCAAAGCAATACACCTGCTTCAATACAGGAAAGGTTAGTAGGTAGAAGCTCTCAAAAGGGTTATAAACACTCTTGATTGTTTTAGCCTGCTCTCCCTGCACAGCTCTCATAAGGTCGTTACGGACATTCTTACTCAAATCTCTGAAAGGAGCACTCTTCTCTTGCACAGTGCGGAGAACGCTTCTCACCCCTGTATCAGACAAGAAGATGATGTCACTACCTGTATTCTGAATGGTGTCTCGTGCTACACAGCCAATGCCTGTGATGGTGTCGGCAAGGGAAATCTCAGCAGGGGATAAG